CGACTCGTGCGCTTGATGTGGTTGGATCTGCAATCGTTTCGTCTGAAATTAGGTGTTCCTCTTTTGATACTGGAACCACAAGCGGCGACTTGTATTTATTCACATCCAATCGCCTAAGCCAAACCGCTGCCCCTACGATTGAATGTCAAAACTCAGCAAAACCGCTGATCATCAATCACACCGGAAGCCAGTCGATGCTGTTTGGAATCGGTGGCTCGCTGCAAATGACCCTGAACTCCACGGGGCTGGGCGTGGGTACGAGTGCGGTTGAGAAATTGACTGTGGCTGGAAGAGGATTGTTTGTGTCAGCTAATCCAGATAACGCTGCCTTGAAGCTGGAAGCGAGTACAGGAACCAATTCTGTTGCTATCAATTTCGTAAACACTGGTGGCAACTACTTCGTTGGAGTTGATAACTCCGCCGGTGGTCGATTGTACGGCGTACCTTACTCGCTGTGCATTGGTAGCACCGGAGCTTATCCGGTTGTCATCGCAACTAACAACACCGCCAGACTCACAATCGACCCCTCCGGCAATGTTGGGATTGGAGTTAGCACGTTTGGAACCTCTGCCGCTAAGGTACTCGGTCTTGCAAACGCTACTGCTCCAAGCACTTCCCCTGCTGGCATGGGTCAACTCTACGTCGAGTCCGGTGCGCTGAAGTTCCGTGGAAGCTCTGGCACTATCACCACAATTGCAGCCGCCTAATTCATACGACCATGATTACCCTCTCTTGGATCATCGAACGCCTTCTCGTTAAGCCCACCGAAGGCACTCTCACGGACGTTGTGATTACCGCCGACTGGCGTTGCAACGGCACGCAGGATCAATACAGCGGCACTTGCTACGGCAGCGCGTCGTTCGCTGCGCCGAGCGGTTCGTTCACGCCGTATCCTGACCTGACCGAAGCGCAAGTCTTGGGCTGGTGCTACAGCAACGGAGTCGATAAGACCGCCATCGAAGCGAACGTCTCGTTGCAAATCGAGAACCAGATCAACCCGCCGATCATCGCTCCGCCGCTGCCGTGGGCGGCGCAGCCTTCATCGCCGCCGGTTGAAATCGTTCCTCCGATGTTGCCGCAGGTGGAGCCGGTTTTGGTTGCGGAGGAGCCCGTCGTTTCCGACACTGCCGCCTGATATGATCAAGATCGAACTCACTCCCCAGCAATTCAACCAGCTCTATGAACTGCTGGTCATTGGTATGAAGGCCGGCAACGTCAACAACATGAAGGTCGGCCTGCCGCTGGTGGACATCCTCGAAGCTGCTGCCGCACAACATAAGCCCGAGTAACCCATGGACGCGACCAACCACGCAGGAACCAACGGCCCGATCATCTCACTTGCAGCCGCTGCCGGTGCTACCGCGGCATCGTTCATCCCGGTGCTGACCGATTGGGTCCGACTGGCGACTGCTGTGGTTGGTCTGATTTGTGCGCTCTACGGCGCCTACAAGCTCTTCTTCAAGAAATGAAAAACACCAAGACAACTCTCGCCGGTATCGGAGCCATCCTCGTCGCAGTCGGTGGGGCTCTCAAGGCCATCTTCGACGGTGACCCGACCACCTCGGTTGACCCGGCTGCCACCATTGCTGCCATCTCTGCCGGTATCGGCTTGGTCATGGCTAAGGACGCCACCGAGAAGCTCGAGATCAAGAAGTCCGAGTGAACTGGATCTATCAGATCCTGAAGGCTCTGCTGGACTGGATCCGTCAAACACCACCACCCGATGTCGACCACGGTAAAGCACCTAAGAAGCTCAAGGCTGATCTGGATGCTCGCATTGCCGATCTTCCCGGCCTGCCAGACAACGGTGGTAATGGTCCCAAACGGTGACCCGGTGATGCTGGCAGCGCCTACGAAGGCCAGCGTCTATTCATTCGACAAGAACAAGAAGCTGGTCGGGCCTGCGACGGTGGTAATTCCTGCAGGTTGGTACGCACTTCCAAAGCAATGAAGAACACCCCTACCAACAAGGTTCTCTACTCACGGGTCAAAGCTGCTGCCAAAGCCAAGTTTGACGTGTATCCGAGCGCCTACGCCAATGGCTGGCTGGTGCAGGAGTACAAGCGCCGTGGAGGCAAGTACAAGGCCACCAATGCCAAGTAAACCCAAAGGCGGTCTAGGACGCTGGTTTGCCGAGAAGTGGGTCGACATCAAGACCGGCAAGGCTTGCGGACGATCTGAAGGCGAGAAGCGCGAGGGCTACCCGGCCTGTCGTCCTTCTCAGCGTGTCAGCGCCAAGACGCCGAAGACTGTTGGCGAGATGAGCGCGAAGGAAAAGTCCCGCTTCAAGCGTGAGAAGACAGGCCCGGCTCGGATCAGCTACAAAAACAGCAAATGATCAACTACAAGGGCAACAAGTTCTCCGGCTACAACAAGCCCAAGGCAACCCCGGGTGAATCCAAGAAGTCTGCCGTGCTCGCTAAGGAAGGCGACAAGGTTAAGTTGGTGCGTTTCGGCGATCCCGACATGAGCATCAAGAAGCACTTGCCCGAGCACAAGAAGAGCTTCATGGCTCGGCATGGATGCGACAACCCCGGCAGCAAGCTGTCGGCTAAATACTGGTCCTGCAAGGCTTGGAAATGAGAACAGTCTCTTACGATTACGTCCTGCAACGCGCCTGTGAGCTTACTGGGCGCGTTTTCTCAACGCTGACGACCGAAGAGGCCAACCTCTTCCGCACGTTCATCTCCATGTCATTACGGAGCGCGTGGGAGTGCTTCAACTGGCCCGAGCAGACCGTGTATCAGCAGGAGTTTTTTGCCCCGAACTACAATGCGGCTACCACGTATTCGCAGGGCACGGTGGTGTACTACCCGGTCGAGCAGAGGTACTACCAATACGTTGGTGCAAGCAGCTCAGGCAACGCGCCTACTGTGGATGGACCCAATGGAACGCTGAACTCGCAATACTGGGGGCTGGCTCAACCGACCTATTCCAGTAGCGCAAACTGGAGTACGACGACCGTATACACCGTCGGCGCAGTTGTGTTGTATCCGGAGACTCAAGAGTTCTATCAGCTCTACGCCGCGGCGTCTGCAGGCACTCTCCCGACAAACACGTCCTACTGGGGACGACTGAATAAGTTCCTTCGGTACATTGACCAGCAGACAAATCCCAACGGAACCACTCGTGCTGTTGAGATCGGAGAGACGTTCTCGGTGTGGCCGGGTGACCCCCGAGTGACGTGGCGACAGCATGAGCCGGCCTATACGCTCACCGACTCGGGAATCCTGATTGAGGAAGAGCTTCCGTTTGTGTGGATCGAGTTCCGCAAGAGTCCGCCACTGCTCTCGACTGCTGGCGAGGCTACGGCCTACGCTTTTCCGTACCGCTTCTGCGAGGTTTGCAGTCTGAAGGCTGCAGGCCAGATGCTGCGAGTGGACGGCAAGGTTGACCTCGGTACAACCTTCTTGGAACTCGGTGAAATCGAGCTGACCAAGGAGATCGACAAGGTGGCCTTGCAGGAGAAGTACGTGCGCCAGATCATCGTTCCGAACCGTTGATATGCCTGACCTGCCTGAAATCGTATCGACCGATGATGGATTCATGGGCGTGATTTCACGCCTTGATCCAAATCAGGTTCCTGCGCGGTTTGTGAGTCAGGCAATCAACCGTGTATTCCAAGATCAGCTCATCAAGAACCGCTGGGGCATTGTGCAGCCCAAGTGGGGCGGCAAGTGGACCCTGAACACCTTCTCGGCAACGGTCACATCAGGGTCGAATCAGGTTGATGTTGTGAGCGGCAGTCCTCCTCCCAACGGAACGATTGTCTGCTCCGACAGCAGTGCCAATGTGCTGGTGTTCCCGAACGGAACCCGCTGCATCTCGGACACCAACTCCAACGCGATCCTGTCGTCTGCAGCCATCACGTTCACTGGTGGACCGACCACTCGCAACATCCAGTCCTACAACAACACCACAGCCTTCACCGACATCCTTGGTGTGCTGCCTTTCCGCGATCCGGACACCGGCTACCAAGCCCTGATCGTCGCCACCAACGAGGCCCGTACATTGGCAACAGAAGATGGCGGTCAGGGCAGGATGTATCTCGTGCGTCCCAATCAGTCGCACTTGGAGATACCGCTCAACGGGCACGACATCTACAGCCCGGTGCGTTTGATTCAGGCCACCAACTCGGTGGTCATGCTGCGCCCCGGTAACGCTCGGTACTACTTCACCGGATCCGACGTCAATACTGGCAACAACACTGTGACCTTGAATGTCACACCCGACCTGCAGTCCGGTGATCGTGTTGTGGTTTTTCAGATCGGCAATTCACCGAATCTCTGGACCTCGTCCACATCGACTGGTCAGGGCTTCGGGATGTACGTCAACGTGAAGGCCGGCGGCGTCTGCACGCTGCACCTGTCGCAGGCCAGCGGCCAGCAGGGCACCAGCCCGGTCACGCTCAGGTCAGGCCTGACGTCATCGAATCGGTACTACTTTGAGCTGTCGAACAACACGACAGGCTACGATGTCACCGAGGGCATCAGCGACTTCTACAACGATGGGTTGCCGCTGATCATGGAGGCCTCGTACTCATCGGGTGCTCCGGTCTCTGCTCTCGACAACGGCTTCAATCGGATCGCATCGGTAAACGCCATCGTGGCGTCATCTGACGCAACTAATACGATTACCGTCCCAAATCATCCGTTCGTTCCCGGCGATCAGGTGACGCTGTCAAACGTGGTCAATGGCGGCGCTACGGTTACCAACAAGATCTACTACGTCTTTCCGCAGGATAAGAACTCGCTCAAGCTGTTCAGCGGAACCACCGAGGAAACCGACTCGCTGAACGACGCAAGCCGTGCGGTGGTTTCAATCACAACCAGCGGAACAAGCCCAAATATTCAGGTCGCTACGGTCACGATCATCAATCAGGGATCGGGATACATTGCGACCCCTTCGATCACGGTAACAGGCACTGGAACTCCCGCTGTTTTGACTCCCGTTTTGACGAATGGGAAATTGACCAGCGTAACGATCACAAGTGCAGGTGCTTATTCGACGACTCCGACAGTGTCTTCAACCGGAGTTTCGATGCCTTCGACGCTTGTCGAAATCACATCAAGCGCCATCACCGGCACGATCAAGAAGTCATCGGCCTCCGGAGCCAACGTGCCTGCAGGCCGTGAGGGGCTGTACTTCCAGAACCGCTTGTTGCTGCTCTACGGACCCGACTATCTCGCAGTCTCCGACGTGCTGGATCCGCTGCACTACAGCCCGATCCTGAACGAGTTCAAGCTGAACACGGGTGCCAATGACGCCGTGGTTGCCCTGTATCCGTTCAACACCACCACGCTGATCGTTTTCAAGGAGCGCAGCATTCTCGCTGTGGAGAACCTCTACGGCGACTTGTCGACCACCCGCCTCACTGAGGTTACCCGGGAGTTTGGATGCGTCAGTCAGGCGTCTATCGCCTCTACGGGCTCCGATATCGTCTTCCTGAGTCAGCGCGGAGTCATCAGCCTCAAGCAGACCGAGTTTGGCATCAGCCAGTCGGTGGTTCTCCCGCTGTCCGATCCTATTCAGGACGTCATCGAAGAGATCGACCAAGCCCACTGGGGCAAGTCCTGCGCCGCCTACTTCAACAATCGCTACATCCTGAGCGTGCCTGTCGAAGGCGGAGACGGAACCAACCAGCGCACACTGGTCTACAACTTCCTGAACCAAGCGTGGGAGGGCTATTGGGAAGGCTCGCTGCTTGTCCCGCGGTATTTCACCCGTGTCATCGTTGCCGGCACCGACACGCTGTGCTGGGCCGATGAGAGCGGACTCATCCACACCTTCGACCTGAATGCGTTGCAGGATCGCACTCGTGTCGGATCCATTCAGCAGATTGCCACCTCGGTGTACTTCCGCGGTCACACCGGAGAGAACAACGTCGACCACAAGCAGTGGACGTTCGTTCAGTTTGAGCTGAGCAGTTGGAACCCCACGTACTCCATGAGCGCTGTCTTCGATGGCGTGAACGAGACCTCCGTAATCGCAACCAACGAAACCAAGAGCCGCACGGCGTACTACACCTATGGCTCGGGCACCTTTGCGACCAACAACTCCGGCAACAACTTCCTTGATCCGTTCCGAGAAGACTACTCCACGCTTCCCGGTTTGCGGTGCAATACTTCCGGATTTAAGGCAGGCCTCGTGCAGTCTTTCAGCCAGAAGTCTCGCCTGCGTAGGCACTCCATTACCATGCAGCCAGTGGTCACCACTACCACAGGTGCGCTCAACATTCACAGCATGAAGTCTATTGCCATTCCTTTCAGACTTTACGGAAAAATCGACGCCTAACCTATGCCACTTTTTGTCACTGTCACACCGGGAACCACCGTCACTTCATCCACTACGCTGGATGCCAGCACGCTCAACCTGCTCGGTACTCCGAGCGTCGACGTCACGGGAACGGTCGATGGCGGTTCGCTGTCGATCACTTCCGGATCAGTTCCGCTGACAGCATTGGCAGCGCAGAATGCCAGCACGCTCGTCGGCAATGCCTCTGGATCATCTGCAAGTCCGACTGCGCTGACGTCCACCGATCTGGCGTTTGCCACCGGAACCGTCAACATCGGCACCGGAGCTGTCACCACGGCCAAGCTGGCCGACTCCTCGTCATCCGCCACCGGAGTCACCTACGCCAAGATCCAGCACGTCACCGATGCGCGGTTGATTGGCAGATCTGCTGGAACCAATGGCATTCCGCAGGAGATTAGTGTTGGGGCTGGGTTGACGCTGTCTGCTGGATCTCTGACGTCATTGAGGCCTCGGACGGCTTTTACAAATGTTGAAGCAGCAAGCACATATACCGTCTCAGATAACCGAGCCAGTGCGGTTGTAATCACACCTCTGACCACACAAATCACGCCTCAGTCAAACACCTCAAAAGTGTTGGTTCAGTTTAATTTCAGCGGAGAAATCGTTTACACTTCTGCATTCATTCTTGAGCGCGTTGACGGTGCTACTGTGACTCCGCTTGGGGTCCCTTCAAGCCCGGGATCAAACCGGATTTATGGCACCAAGGTTGCGCCATTTGACGGAGACGACGGTTCGACACAATTCAATATGGCGATCTCGTTTCTGGATTCACCAGCAACAACGAACACCATTTCGTACCGGATCAGAGTTTATTGCTCGGCTGCGAGCGCTGTTTTTGGTTTGAACAGGTCGATTAGCGATGCGGATCAAAACTTCTATATGAGAGCCACATCTCAGACGATCCTTCAGGAGATTCTGCCGACTTGATGATCCACCAGATCACAGACTACCTGCTCCGTAAGCTCCCCGACAGCTTCAAGGGCTGGACCCGGGAGGCCGTCGAGGACTACGTGCTGTTCCATGCGCAGCAGGGCACGCTCAAGATCGCCACTCAGGACGAGCAGGTGGTTGCCGTGCTTGTAGGCTGGCGTCAGATGGGTCCGGAGCCTAAGGCATGGACGTGGCAGGCCAGCGATCCGAATGGCGACCACTGGTACTGGCATCAATTCGCCGCGGATTGCGCGGTGTTTGCCATGGCGGTGGCGGCTAAGTTCTTTCACGACAGGCCGGAGTCGGCAATCCTCCCGGCCATCGGTTACAGAAACGGTAAACTGACCACCTACAAGAAAGGCTCAATGCCGATCTATAGGGTAGCATCCAAGCATTTATGACAGTAGACGCACCGGCACCACGCAACTACGCCCAAGAGACCGCGGACACGCTGCGCACACAGCTTGAGCTGGCACCGCAGCGCTATGCCGCGGAAGCCCAGTTTGCGCCCAAGTACCAAGCTCTGCAGTTGGACTTGGTGCGGCAGGCCACCCCTGAGCTTCTGGCGCTCTACCGCGATCAGATTGCGCCCACCATGGGACAGGTTGAGGCCGCGAGCCGTGCCGCCTCCCGTGCCGGTGACATTGCCGACATTGCCAAGCTCGGGCCTCAAGCCCGTGCCGCAATTCAGGGCTTTGCGCCAGAACAGACGCAGATCGCTGATATCCTCGCACGTAACGCCACATCTGGCCTGTTGGCCGGTAGCCAGTTGACGCCCGAGCAGCAGCGTATGGCGCAGCAGCAGGCCCGTATGGCCTCATCTGCCCGTGGTATTGCCCAGAGCCCGAATGCCGCGTTCCAAGAGGCACTGCGCTCACAGATGGTCGGTGCTGGATTGCAGCAGCAGCGCCAGCAGCAGGCCATGGGCGCACTGCAGGCCGGTCAGGGCGTGTATGGCGACGTGTTCCAGCAGGTCTTGGGTCGCCCGTCGCAGGCCTTTGCCGGATCTCAGGGCTTCCTCGGACAGGCTCAGGGATTCAACCCCGGCCAGTTGTTCCAGCCCGAGAGTGCCTACGCTGCCAACATCTACGGTGGCAATCAGCAGGCGCAGATGGCGGCAAACGCTGCCGGTGCTTCTGCTACTTCAGGGTTGATTGGTGGAGGCCTCGGTGCTCTTGGAAGCATCGGCGGCGGTGCATTTCAAGGCGCAGGCTCAATCGGAGGATTCGGTAAACTTTTCGGAAGAGGCTAATCTATGGCTCAATACGGATATTCTGCAGGCTACCAAGGCGGCGGACCTTCTGCCGTGCCTTCCGGTTTCATCGAGGCCTACGCTCAATCCGGTCGCAACATCGGGCAAGGCGTTCAGCAGATCGGCAATGCCATCGGCGAGTCGTTGGCTCGCTACGGACAGAACAAAGCTGAGAGTGAGTTTGTGCAGGCTAGGTACGAGCAGTTGAGGCCGTATATTGATACCGTTGCTAGGACCGGCAATGTGATGGACGAGCGTAGTCCCGAGTCAAAACTCTTGGCCGACGTTGGCAAGTTCTCGACGATGAGCCTTCCGCAGAAGAAGGCGGCGCTGATGAATGCCGAGTTCTTCTTGGATCGGGCTGACAAGCAGCGTGCGAGGGAGCTTTCCGACGAGGCGACTCGCCAGCAGTTGGCGGTAGGCGCATTGCAGTTGGGTAAGGCCCAGCGCGAGGCAGAGGCTGCTCCGTATTTCACGCAGGCATTGATTGACTTGTATGCCCGTCAGCCGGGACAAGGACCGACCGCTCCGTATGCGGATGTGACTCAGGAGGTAATGGACAAGTACGGCGGCAAGTTGACTCAAGATCAGGTGCAGGCGCTGATTCCGCTGACGCGCAGGATTGGTCAGGCTATTCCCGCAGGAATGACCGCACTCGGCGCTACTGTCGGACCAGAAGGTACCAAGGTGGAATACGGGTTACCGCCTACTGTCACATCTATGCCTGTCCCGGGAACCGACTTGGTTCAGCCAATGATTGGACCTAAAGCATCTGGCGCTCCGGTTCCAGCTTCTCAAAAAATTCAGTCGAAGATAGACGAACTTCCTGAAGAAAAACGGAAATGGGCAAACGATACTCTCGATAAACTCAGGGCAAACAAACCGTTTGCTGATCTGGAATCTCGCGCAAACGAGTTTGCAGCGCTTGAAAAGATCGCTGCCAAGGAAAAACCAAGTCCTGCTGACGATATTGCATTGATCATTCGATTCAACAAGACGATGGACCCAGCAGGTGCTGTGCTTGAAGGTGAGTTTAAGCGTAGCGTTGAGGGCGGATCTGTCAGTGAGCGTGTTCGTCAATTGTACGAATACTATACAAAGGGCAATAGGCTTACACCTGAAATGCGGAAAGACATAGTAGATTCTGCAAAGTCAATTGTTGATGCATACGTTCCTTCTGTTGCTGGACGCATTAACGATGAGATAGTGGCTGCAAAATATAGAGGAGTTCCAGAGGACGCTGTTGTGCCTGACAGTATGTTGAACTTCCTCAAAACTAAGGGGAATTTGCCATCATTGAACAAGTCGCAAGATTCAACCCAAGAAGGTCAGACGAGCGGAGGCGTTAAGTACAAGGTGTTTAAAAAGTAACCTATGCCAATCGTTGTTGAGATTCCAAATAGAGGAAGCATTGAGTTCGCTGATGGGGCATCCGATGCGGACATAGACGCGATTGTATCCAAGGAATTCCCGCCAACCCCCGATGACTCTTACAACAAGGTGCTGCAGTTTCAGGCAGCACAGACCGACTACACTCCGAGCAAGCAGGAATATCTCGACTACCTGAAGGTCTCTAAGACTAAGCCTCTGCTCGGTGAGACACCTCTAAAGACTATCGGCACCGCTGCCGTACAGACCGCTAAGGACATCGCCATGATGCCCTACAAGTTTGGCGAAGCTGTCGGTGAAATTTATCAACCTCCCGAAGGTGCTACCGAAGGTGACGTTGCGCTTGGCACTGCAGCCGAAATTGCAGCTCAGTCTAAGCTCAAGGCTCAGAGCATGGCTCGTGGTGCTTATGACGTCGCATTGACCAATCTTGAGAAGCTGACAGGCAAGCTCCAGAGCGATGACGACCGCTATCAGGCTTTCCTTGCTACCTCTGACATCAAGCGCCAGTTGGCTCGTGCCAATGCTCCTGAAGAGCAGCGCGTGCCTGCCGCACAAGAGTTCCTGCAGGCCTACAACATCCCACAGGAAGCCATCAGCCAGCCCGGTCTTGAAGTAGGTGGATTCCTTGCCGACCCGTCATCCATCGCATTTGCCGGTGGTGGAAAGCTGGCGTCGATGGCTCTTCAGCGTGGTGCTGCCCAGATACCGAGGATTTCTGCTGCATTGCAGCGTGGCGGAGAAAACATCAGTGCTGCAGCCCGAGTTCCAGAAGAAATGCTGGGCCGTGCGACAACGGCTGTCACAGGGTCAGGCCGCATGGGCGAAGCTGTGCAGGGTGCGGTCTCTACCGGATCCACCGGCATCGCGCTTGGTGAGGCCGCTGGCCTCCCGATATCCGGCACGCTGAATGTTCCGGTTGTTGGAACTGCCTCTCGCATTATCGGCGGCACCAAAGCGCTAGGAGCCACTCTGGAGACGGTTGGAGAGGCTGGCACTGTATCCGGTGGTCCTGCGCTTACGGCGATCCAGAGAGGCCTTCTAGGCACAGGAGAACGCATTGCAGCCGCGGAAGGCGCTTCTGCAGGCGCGAAGGCTTTTGGAAATGCTATTGCGAGGAGTGGTCTTGAGACTCCAATCAAAGGTGCTGGAGCTGTTCTTGTACCGATGGTTGGCGCTGGTATCGCCGGTGCTGCGCTGGCTGGTTTGACTGGAGAAGAGGGTGACGCCATTGCAGCCGCATTTGGAAGTGGTGCTGCTTTCGGTGCATTTGATGCCGGATTCCATTTGGCAAAGGCTGCTTCAGCCGATGCGTTCAAAGGAGGACGTGTTAGACAGACCGCGGTCGACGATCTGAACACTCGGCCTACCGAGGTGCAGTTCACCTACGTTGACCCAGTGGCCGGTGAACAGACTTCGACCATCAAGGATGCCGATGCTCGTGCCAAACTGTATGCCAGTCTCAACAACAAACAACTCACCAAGGCTCTTTCCGAGGTTGCCGGTGCTGAAGGTTCTGGAGTCGATGTCATCTTCCACACCGATGCGGATACGGTTCCAACTGCTCTGCAGACGGTAAACTATGCCGGTGTTGCAATCGGTCCCGACAACATCAAGAGCGGTAAACCGACGATCCTGATCAATGTTGACCGTGCTAAACCTGAAGCTATTCCGCATGAGATCCTGCACGCACGCATCACGCAGGACATGGTCAGTCAGCTTGGTGGTCGGGTGATTGATGCGGCTTCAACCGATCCCACTTTCAAGCAGCAGTTCTCCGACTTCGCCAATCGTTACGCAGACAAGATTGAAGCAAGTGGTGGGCGTGTCATTGCCGACCGTGTACGCACCGAGTTGCGCGACTCGTTTGACCCAAATCTTCAACGCGCACAGCAGGTCGAGGCTCTCAAGCGCATTACCGATGAGTTTGCCGCGTACTACACGCAGGAAATGCTCAAAGGTAAAGACCCGAAGACGATGCTGCCGGGTCGGATTCCATCGTTCATTGAGTTAGCCTTGAACAACGCCAAAGAGGCTGTCTCCGAGCGTTTCACTCGGCGTGCATTGCAGGCTGGATTCGACCCTGTCGCACGCTCGTTCTACGACGCCAACGGACGGCGCATCAAGATCGACTGGATGGAAGATGCCATCAAGAACTTGGTGACTCCAAAGGAAGGCTACGAGCCCACCGAGCAGAAGGTTGACACCAGCAAGATGACCAAGGCGCAGCAGAATGCCTTGATCATGGCCCGTGGTTACTCGGACCTGTTTATGACTGCCCCAGACGGCAGCATTGTCAGGCCGCTGTCAAAGGCTGAACTTGCCGCAAAGACCGCGGACGTTGCCAACCGCACGATGAAGGTGGTCGAGTCTGTGCCACAGGCTGATCGCACAAGCGTCAGCGGTATGGATTCCAAGGGCAATCCTGTCATCGAAGGTCGCCTAAGCCTTGCCGAGGCAGATGCTGTGTCGAAGAGCGGTATCTTCAGCCCATCTACATCGCGCAGCCTGATCGACATTGCCATGGGCATCCGAGACGGCACGCTGATGGAAGGCAAGTACTGGAAGGTCTACGGATCTACAGGCAAGTCAGGAGTGTTTGGAGAATCCGAGAAACTGTTCCTGCCTTACGGCATTTCGATCAACAGCAAGGGCGGCGTGAACGTCAAGGTGGTTGATTGGGGCAAGGTGCAGGCTCGGATGTACAAGGCTCTCACCAAGCCGACCTACAAGAACCTGTTCCGCAACTACGATCAGGCCATGTCCACACTGCGTGACGTGTATCTGAAGAACATTGCAGAGCAGAATGCTGCTCCTTCTGCGGAGGCTCTTGGTGGAGGCCTAGAAGGCGCAAAGAAGCGCAACTTCTTCAATGAGGTCATGGGAGCCGTTCCTAAACAGGGCGACGTTATGTCGAACCTCCCTACGGCTGGATACGTGGCGAACCGTAAAGGCGGATCGGTGTATCAAGACCTGCGCATTGAGCGCCTGCAGAATACCAATCCTACAGGTGCCAAGATCCCGTGGACCGGAGACATGGGCGAGCAGTCAAGCTACCGACGCACGCAGCTCAACTTCCAGCCTGCTGAGACCATCGGTGAGACCACGGTTAGCACCGATCAGAATGGCGGCTATCGAATCTTGTCGAAGAACGGAAAGTTCCGCCTGTATGGCCCCGATGGATCAACCGCCGGGATCTTCGACACCGAAGGACAAGCAAAACTAAAAGCAGAAAAAGACTATGCCACTCAAGCAAGGCTACAGCCAGAAGTCCGTCAGCAGCAACGTCAGGCGGGAGATGAAGTCGGGCAAACCGCAGAAGCAGGCGGTCGCAATCGCGCTGTCGGTCGCACGCAAGGCCGAGAAGAAGGCCGGCAAGAACTCGGGACGGTTCGACAAGCGGGGGATGTAATCATTCCCGAGTCGCCAGAGGTCGCCAAGAAGGTGGCCTCCGGTGACACGTCGATGCTTAGAGACGGTGAAATGCTCGGGACGTTCCGGTTCATGCCTCCGGACTTGATCGACAAGCTGGCAGTCACTGATGAGCAGCGTCAGGCAATGCGCGGCAAGAGCGGTTTCGCGTTCGTTTCCGACTGGGCAGATGCTGGGCGTCCATACGTCACCCAGCTTGGACGCAAAGTCGACGTGCTGATGGGCGGTATGGGCTATCCGTTCCTTCCTGAAATCTCAGGAAAAGGCGCATGGGCTGGCACGTTCTCGGGGATGACCGACAAGGTGATGGACAAGATCAAGGCTACCGATGGCATCGGACTTGTTGTCCTTGGTGGTCCAGAGTCCAGCGCATCCAGCCGTGCGTTCTCGCGTGCATTTGGTGAGGAATTGGCAGACTCCATATCTCAGAATCCAAAGCTGAAGGAGAAGCTCGACAAGATAGCCCGCAATGCACGCAAGCAGTGGATTGAGTACCGCAGAGGTGAGGACAGAAGCATCGATGTCCCAGAGATAAACAGTCTGGAAGATTGGACAAGACTCACACAGCTTGAGAGATCTGGAGAGCAATCTGAAAGAGGACTCACGTTTAATGATCGTGACTTTCTGGTGCGCACAATTGGATCGCACGACAACAAAAAGGCTCTTGGAATCAGGAGCTGGAAGGACGTGCTCAGGAACTACAACCTGCAGAACAAAGACTTCACGCCGGGGCAGGTTGTTGCGGTGGTTCAGTTCAGCGGTGCCGAGCCGGTGCGTGCTGAGACCATCGGAGCTAAGCCGCATCCATCATACGAAGCTCTGATCCCGGGCAAGGCAATCGGAACACTGCCTCAGAAGACGATGATCAAGGACGTGTTCCGCGATTTCTTATCAAAAACACAGCCACCGGCATTCACTAGGAAGGTTCAGACCAATATGCCGAAGTTCGTGGTTGGCGAGGGCTATATGCGCTTCATGCCCGACCAGCAGGGCTTCTACAGCAAGCTGGAAGAGGTTGTCACAGCGAAGCTGCCCAAGGTTGCTTCGCCTCAACAAGTGCTCGCCTCCGTTGATCCTGCGAAGGGAAGCGGAGTTAAACCCGAAGAACTCAAGTGGACAGGGTTTGCGCAGGCAGTTGAGCGCATTGCCAAGGAGAACGGAGGAAAGGTTCCCAAGGATCAACTGATGCAGCACTTGAAGAACGAAGGTGCTGTGCGGTTTGAAGAGGTTACCACTGAAGTCAAAGGCAAGACGATCACTCAGGAAGAGGTCGACCGCCTTGAGCGCAGAGCCCAGCGAACGCAATCAAACGCTGACTGGTCTGCCTACGAAGACGCAGTGCTGCGCTTTGAAAGCCAAGAGCTTGGAACCGAAGCGCAGTATTCAAGGTATCAGTTGCCGGGAGGTGAGAACTACCGCGAGGTGGTGCTGACCTCTGACAATGCGAGTCCGTACACGTCGACTCATTTCAGAGACATTCCAAACTACGTTGCACATATGCGCGTCAATGAGCGTGCAGACAACAGTGGAAAGCCGGGTCTATTCATTGAGGAGATCCAGTCTGACCGCCATCAACAGGCGCGTGAAAAGGGATATCTTGAGGATCAAGGAACTGATTGGTCGAAGGTTCCAGTGTATCAGTACCGTGATCTGGTGGCTAAAGGCGAGTTCCCTAGCGTCATGCACATTGAGGTCAAAGACGGTCTGTACCGGCTTGTGGCTCCTGATGGCGGTGTGCACCACGTTGAAGGATCGCTTGAGAAGCTGAAGAAGAACTACGATTCAAGAATCGCCAAAGGCATTGCAGACGCACCGTTCCGAAAAGACTGGTCGCTGCAGATGTTCAAGCGTGCGCTGCGCGATGCTGTCGCTTCTGGAAAGGAATGGATTGGGTGGACTACTGGAGAGACTCAGGCAGAACGGTTCGACCTTAGTAAACAGGTTGATTACATTGATTATCGTCGAGTCGGACCCGACAAATATGATGTTTCGGTTGTTGGCAAAAATGGAACCGACTTGTTTTCTGAAACGGGCATAGATCAAAGCCGCGTATCTGATGCCGTCGGAAAAGAGATCGCCGACAAAATAGCCAAAGGAGAAGGTCAGTCTGGTGGAGGCAGGATGACATTGCGTGGTCTTGATCTCAAGGTCGGCGGCGAAGGCATGAAGGGTTTCTACGACAAGATCCTTCCAACTGAGATCCAGAAGTACGTGAAGCAGTGGGGTGGAGAGATAAAGAAGCAGGACATCAACACGGGACAAGGAAAACCTACTGAGTACGCTGATTTTGCGTCATATCAGAAGGCCTCGAAAGAAAGCCAAAAAACCCCAATATGGCGCGTCAATATCACTCCAGAAATGCGTAAGTCGGTGAGTGAATCAGGTCAGCCTCGCTTCATGCCTGCCGGCGACATGGCTACTGGCCGCGGCGTCAAGGACCACCGCGAGGCCATGGACCTGTTTGAAAAGGGCTACAGGCTCTATGGTGCGCTCTACGACGGCATGGAGGATCCCATCCGGCTGAAGAAGGCTTCCGAGATCGAGCGGTTCGATCCTGAGAACCTGTGGGCGGTGCCATCCAAGAAGATCGCCGCGGCAATCAGCGTGCGGAATATGCCGGCCGACATGATGCCCTCCCCCGACTCCGCCATGCCCGGTGCCTATAGCTTCCCCGGCGGCTACCGTGCGCTCCCGGGTAAGGCCAAAGGCTCCCTTCGCATTTACGGCCCAGCAGGAAGCCTCATAGGCATCGCGGCCAGCCTTGACGAGGCTCAACGCATCATCCGCAAGAAGGCCAAGCAATGAGCTACGATAGCCAGACCAGCACCAGCCTGATCAACAAGCTCCGGAAAGACGTCGATGCCTTGGTGCTGCGTATTGCGACCCTGCAGGACCAGAAGGCGACTGGGGTCGACGGCGGTGCCTCGGTGGCAAACACTTGGACTACCCGCACGCTGAATGCGATCCACAGCGACCCGTATGGCATCATTACGAGCCTTGCGAACAACCAGTTCACGGTTGAGGCCGGCGAGTACCAGATCCGCGTCATCAGCCCGTTCCATGCGACGCATGGCACCCGCACGCGCATCTGGGACGTGACCAACAACACGCTGGTCGGCTACTCGGTTAGCACCTACGTCTACAACCAGACCAACGTCTATTTGTACCAGACCGAGCGCATCCAGCCGCACAAGACAAACACCTACCGGCTCGACTACTACACCGATCAGGCAAAAGCGGATGGACTTGGCGTTGCTACGGATACAGGCGACATTGAGGTCTACACCATTCTGGATGTGGTCGATCTCCACATCGCCCATCGGTAAATCTGCATGAAACATACCTTCCCGTGCGTCGAGTCGGTTCGACGTGTCCCTCTCTCCAATGGCCGTGTTGTCCGAGTCTGGCGCGACCGTACAACAGAGCCGCTCAAGGCCTCGTATCCTGACGAGGACATCGTCACCACCTGCATCGCTCAGGCCGGCAATGAGGTGCAGATGATCGCTGCCTTGGCGAAGCTGAAAGGCGTGAATGCTGTGGAGCTGGTCGACGCCAATGGGCACGGCACGGTGATCTACTCCTCGTGGCCTTGATCCGGTAGCGGCTTGCAACCGGAGTAAATTACCGCTTGCAATTTGGAGTGAACATTGTTCCAGCACGCAAGCGTGTCATGGCTATCGGATGCTCTCATGGCAACCGGGCCAACAAGGATGCGCTTGCTGCTGCCCTTCTATTCCGCGAGCAGTACCGCCCCGATGAGGTCATTCACCTTGGGGACGCCTATGACCTTGCGAGTCTTCGCGCAGGCGCTCTGAACAACCAAGGCGAATCCGATGCAGCAGACGACTACCTTGAAGATATCGACGATGGGCGGAGGTTTCTGGGGGCCTTGAGGCCTACCGTTTTTCTCGTGGGGAACCATGATGAACGAGCCCGGCGCCTACTGACCCACCACAACGCCGTTGTGCGTGGCTTTGCGGAAGCTATCTGGCAACGAATGCTCGAGCCGATAGAAAGGCACGCGCACACTATCATCAAGACTCACGATGTGTTGCCGCGGAGTTGGTACAAGCTGGGCGGTTACAAGTGGGGCCATGGCCTTCTGTACGGCGAGAACTTCCTGCGCGACACCGCGGAGACTTGGGGCAACACCGTGGTGGCCCATGCGCATCGCGCAGGAATGGCTACAGGACGCCGGAGCGACCATCCGGTGTGTTTGTCGCCGGGAACGCTGGCGGACGCTCCTTGCATGGATTACGCGCTAAGGCGGAGGGGTACGCTGGCTTGGTCCCATGGCATCGTATTCGGCGAGTACACCGAAGACTCAGCGCAACTCTACGTCCACCAATGGCCCCAAGGAGAAACACGATGGAATCTGCCGAGCTTCTAAAACGCATCAGGGACGAGCTGGGGAAAAAGGTGCAGGTGCCTGATTCCGAGTGGAAAACCGCTCGGCAATGGGGCATTGTGTGGGGCCTTGGACTTGCTCAAACAAACAAGATGCTCATGCAGGGCATGGAGTCTGGCCTGATGGAAATGGAGCGATTCCGAGTTAAAACACCCACCCGCGGAGCCTACCCAATACCCCACTACAGATGCGTTTCTTCAACAAATCCAAGCCATCCATCGAAGTCGAAGTAGTCAGCTTGGACGCCAAGCTGCGCGTCGGTGAGACCAAATGGGACGCCGTGGTCTACCGCAGGGTCGACGACGGCCAAATCCACTGCCGTCCTAAGGTCGAGTTCTTCGCCAAATTCGTCTTGATCGCAGAAAAGTGACCACTGTTTGACCCGCGTAAACATTGGGTTTTCTTCAAAATCTACAGAGAAGTGCAAAATCCTGTAGACGGTGTTCTGATCCTCGTCCATATTGATCCCGTCAACGAGATCAACACCATGAACACCTACCGACTCAACTCTACCGAATGGGTTTACACCCCGAGCATGATTCAGATGGCAAAGCAGCAGTTTGGCTTTGATCCCAAGTGGAGCCTGAACCTGCTTATGGACGGCTACAACTTGCCCAAGTCGATTGCGGTCGACTTGCTCACCGGAAAGATCGCTTTTGCAATCGAAGGCGAGACCGTGGTTTTCACAGCTTAACAAGGAACCACGCCATGATCCTCCCTAAAGTCATCAAGAGCGTTCAAGTTTCGCACCCGGTTCAATTCCTGTCTGGTCCGCGAATCTGGGTGAAACAATTCATCCAGTTGGACGACCGCACCGTTGCTGTCGACTTCTGGTATCACAACAACGGCACTCTGTACCGCGTGGTGCAACGTGAGCTTCGCGAGGAAGACGACGTGCTGCTAACTGCCTAACCCACTCTACGGTCGGGTGACCGTTATCACCCCATCCGGCCCGTGAGGAATACGGAGCACAGGGGCGCGACTGGTCAACGCGCACAATTTCAACACCTACCGAATCAAAATGAACATCTCCGAAATCCTAGCTATGATCCCGAGCATCAAAACCGCATCAGAACTTGATGCCGCCTACGGTTCTGCGGTTTCTCAACAAAAAGCTCTCGCTCGCAAAGCGAATCGCGACGCAGACACCATGACCGCCTATCAGTCCGCTAACGGATTAATGCAAGAAATTGAGGATGCTTATCTCAACCAGCACCGGGCGATTCGCGCAATGTTGGTCGCTTAATCTCAGCCATGAATTTAACCAAACTCATTACCGCCCTGATCGCCGTGGAATCTGGCGGGCGTGACAGTGCCATCGGCGACAACGGACGCGCCATTGGCCCCCTGCAGATCCACCGCGGCGTGGTGCAGGATGTGAACCGGATCACCGGCAGCAACTACCAGTGGCAGCAAATGACCAACCGGGTGCAGGCCCGTGCAGTCTGCGAGGCTTACCTGAAGCACTACGGCAAGGGCTGCACGACTGAACAGCTCGCCCGTCGATGGAATGGCGGTCCTGCAGGCGACCGCAAATCTGCCACAGAGGCCTACTGGGCCAAGGTGAAGAAGCATCTCAAATGACCAAAACCAAAACCATCCTCATCGACATGGACACTCACAAGAAGCTGAAGGCGCATTGCCTCGCTGCCGGCCTGAAGATTCAGGCGGTGGCCGACAAGGCCATCATGGCTTGGCTACGAAAGGCAGAGAAGTGAAACGCATCCTAGCAATCGACCCCGGTGCAAGCGGCGGTATCGCGCACTTTGCCAATGGCAGAGTGATTGTTGAGCCGATGCCTGACACATACGGAGACATCCGAGATGTGCTGATTAACTGGTTGTCGCAGTCCGAAGTGGTCTACCTCGAAAAGGTTGGTGGATACGTGGGCGGCAAAGGGGCACCGGGCAGCGCCATGTTCAACTTTGGCTACAACGTCGGATACATTCACGGCCTGATTGCATCAATGAACCTAAGAATGATCGAGGTCACCCCACAGCGCTGGCAGAAGACGATCTCGGCTGGCAACAAGGCGACCCATGGAACCAAGTGGAAGGCCCACCTGAAGCAACTGGCGCAGCAACGTCAGCCGAGCATCCACATCACACTGAAGACTGCCGACGCTGTGTTGCTCTTGGAGCACGCCATGATTGCGGAGGGGCTGAAATGAGCGTCAAGATTTCAGACTTCATCGACGACCCGTGGCGAGCCATTGCGCTTGATGCGCAGCGCCGTGGTTTGGAAATCACCGGCAAGACCGGGAAGAGACTCGATGGCACTGGGACAACGATTATCGGGCTTTGCGACATCATCCGCGACATGCAGGGACGCATTGAGAAGCTGGAGGGACTCAAGTGAAGATCGACATGGGCAAGGCTGTGGCCGCTGGTTGGCTGACGTACCCAGAGCAGGCCGATGTGAAACCGCGGATGATGTCACGCAACCTAGCGCAGGCGGTCGAGGCCTTCGACAGCAATCTGGCTTGGCGGATGTACGACAACGGAGCCAGCCGGGAGCAGATCGCACGGGCTGTCGGGTGCAGCCGGCGTGGAGTTCAGGCAATCATTGAGCATGGGAGAAACAGCAGATGAGCGACACCCCTATCTCCGACTCAACCGCTCACAACGTAGCCGATCTGGGCATGCTGTGCAGGAGGTTGGAACGCGAACTCCATGCGGCAAACTCAATCATCCGTCAGCAGCAATTGTTGGATGAGGAGAACCTGCGGTTACAGGACCGCATCAAGCGGCTGGAGGAGGCGGGGGATGCGATGCACAGGTACATCACTTTTACCCGAGGACTCTTGCCGGAATGCACAAACGACTGGCACAAAGCCAAGGAGGCCAAGCTGTGAGCATTGAAGAGCGAATTCTCAATATCGTAGAAGAACCAATTCACATTTGGTGGTACGACAAACGCGAACTCCGCGCAATCGCTCTCGATGTTCGCAAGCTGGAGGATCGGATTAAACAGTTGGAGCAGGAGAACGACGCAATGCGAGCCGACTTGTTGCTGTGGGAGAATGGAGGACCGTTGCCATGAGCAACACCATCCAATGCGAGCGATGCTTCCGAGTGGCTGTCATCTCTAAGAGCCGAAAAACCTACGTCTGCACGATCTGCAAGCATCGGGAGAAGGTGAGGAAAACATGAACCCGTTCAAATGGTATCGTAACTGGCGTATTCGTCGAATGACAGAACGCATCGTTTATCTTGAAAATTACTGCCGGTTTTATGCCCCAGACGGAAAGTGCGCCACATCGTATGATGTTCATTACGGAATCGGCAAGAAGCAGGCTAAACTCGCAGAGCTTCGGAAGCGTGTGTACCACCTAAGAGAATTCTGACAATGATAGTACCCATCGGCCCTGCCGCATTCATATTCAAGCACAAGCGAACCGGCCAGATTGTCGTCGTACCCAACGAACGATGGCATGAGTTGTACGACAAAAAGGACGACTGGGAACACACTGCCAGTCTAAACGCTTGCGGAGCTTTACAGTACATCATCGACGCCAAACCGGCTGAACGGAAACGATACATCAAGTCACTTACGGAAAAGCCATGAAACGCTGGAACAAAAAAGCATACCCAATTCTGGTTGGTAAGGTCACCAGAAGACAAAACGACAACGACACGATCCAAGTATGGTGCCCGTTCTGTAAGCGTCACCACATCCATGGATGGGAAAAGGGAAACGCTGATTCCGACGCAGGTCACAGAGTAGCACATTGCGGCCCAGAAAGCCCATTGTACGACGGCGGATACTTTATATCGGTAGAACCAAAGCCATGAGATCAGCCAAAGAAATACAGCGTGAAGGCGACGGTCTGCGCGTGCTTTCCCGCGGAGAAGTGGGAGCAGCATTCAAGGCAGCACGGGCCAAGAAGATTGAAACGACCTCCTACTGGACACGCAAACGCGGAAAGGCAATCAAGTGATCTACTCGCAATCGGGGCAACTGCCCGTGCATCGGTACTGCTACGTCGACGCCTCGTTCATCTCGGATGATCAAGGATTCATCCCGTGCATCTGGTTTGGTCTTGTGTCGATCCCGGGGCGTATGTGGGGCTGCACCATCATGCTGGAGTCCGGAGCGATCTACAGGGCCGTAGCGCCTCACGCTATAGCCTTTAAGGAGAACCCTGAGCCCGACTGGATTGAGCCCTACTCGCAGCGCTGGGACTGCTACGGCACCGAGTTCAGCACAATCGAATACACCTACCTGCGTGGGCTCCGAGTTGATACACGCTGCAAGGACAAGTTCCGCACAGGAGAATACCTGTTCACCGCGGTTCCAATCGACGATGGATTCAGCCGGCATCCCGAGCAGGCTAAGGAGTTCATGTTCATCAAGCTCGACAACGGACGCCTGACGATCCAGCCCACCGACAAGGTGCTGTTCATTGACGGATCGTTCACAAACGCAGAGTGGCCCACAAACCTCAGGACGACCGATAAGGTCTACAAGTGCGAATGAAAGACATCGACGTTATCAACACCATGATCGAGTACGGCGGATCATTTGTGCGCAAGCTAGGTGCCGCTGCCTTAGTGGCCGACACGGACAACCTAGCGAAGATCAAGCAGACATGGCCCGACTACTGGGCGCAGTACAGCCGGATGGCGAAACAGCTTTCGGAGGTCGAAAGACAGGCCTCCAAGTAAACAACAACAACAACAACAACACGTAAGACGACACATGATAATCAGCGCAAGCGGCGGTAAGAAAGAGTACGCACCGTGCCCCGAATATACGGGCAAGGCGGTGTGTGTGGACGTGACTCCATTGAAGGAGTACGAGACCGAGTACGGAACCAAGAAGAAGTTCAAGTTCGCATTCGAGATCGACTTGATCGACGACACCCGCGACCCGGTGCAGCCGTGGGTAGTGTTCACCAAGCCCATGGTGCCCTCGTTGCACGAGAAGGCAGCACTCACCAAGTTCCTGAAGGACTGGTTTGGGCGTAAGCTCACCGATCACGAGAACAAGGCGCTCGACCTCGAGAGCCTCATCGGCAAGTCCTGCAGCATCGTGATCGCTCACGAGGAGTCGCAGGACGGCACCAAGGTGTACGCCAACATCAAGCTCATCATGCCGCTGAAGAGCGGAGAGCTGAAGCCCAGCGGCCTGTGGATACGCCTGCAGGATCGTCCTCCGAAGGATGAAAACGGCAAAACACCATTGCCATCCAGTCCAAGTAATGCAGCCCCACGTCAGGAGACCGACATCCTGAAGACTCAGGTGCACGTCGGGAAGTTCCGCGGTGTTCCGCTGTGCGACTTGAATGATGTTGCGGTTCAACAACTGGCCGATCACTGGATCCCGAAGGCGATGGCCGCGGAGACCATCAGCCCTACCGACAAGCAGTTGATCAAGGCTATCAACGTACGTCTGGAAGCTATCAAGGCAGCGAACAAGGAGATCCCTTTAGATGACGTCCCTTTCTGAAGCAAAGCCTAAGCGCAAGGACTACATGAAGCTGAAGCACTTGGTGCCCAGCGTGGTCCAGATGCGCTCCGAAGGCCGCACGCTGCAGGAGATCGGCAATAGTCTGAACCTGTCGCGCCAACGGATCCATCAGGTCATCGCCTCGGCCAAGGAAATGGAAGAGGTGTTGAAGCTCTGGGGCTTCCCGTTCTCCAATCGTACCTTCCGAGTTCTGGAAGACCTCTGCATCCACAGCAAGGAGGAGGCCTTGGCACTCTACAAGAGCGGCCACCTGTACCCGGGAGCCATCTGGTCATTCGGGTGGAAATCCTACGTCGAAATCTGCGAGTGGCTTGAAGTGCCTCCGCTGGATCGACAGCCTAAACGCGGTATCTGCTGCATCCACTGCGGCAAGCCGACTTAATACACTTTCCGGTGACCTGTTGTCATCGGGGACTCATGGTTCGTTGCCGGGGGTGCGCATCGGCGGACAAACGCACAAACGTTCCAATGAAACTCAATCTCAGCGCCGAGCGCATAGCACAGCTCTGTGCCCCTCCAGCAGGCTACGTGAGGCCAGCTACTAATCCGGAGCCTGTTAGTATTAAAAAGCCCGTTGTTCAGTCTCGTAAGGTCAAGAAACAGCATCCCGACAGGAAGTACGCAATTAAGCAGGAGACCATCGACAAGATCCAGCAGTGGAGAAAGACCCACAAGTGGCACAACTACCGCGAGATTGCGGAGCACTTCGGAGTCGGAATCAATACAGCCTACTACGCACTCAACCGCCCCAAGAAAAATGCCAGCCAACCCTAACATCTACTTCGACATCGAGACAGGCCCTTTACCGTTATCAGAGCTTGTCATACCGCCATTCGATCCATCCGCGGTCAAACTGGGCAACATCAAGAACCCAGACCTGATCGCAGAAAAGATCCAGAAGGCCGAGGAGAGCCACACCGCGGACTACATCCGGAATGCTGCACTCGATGCACTCAGCGGACAGGTGCTGTGCATCGGTTACCGCATCGACCACCAGCAGGCCGGAGTGTTCTCGTCTGATCCCGGTGGCGAGGCTGCAATGCTGCGCGAGTGGTGGCAGCTCCTCACGTACTACGAAAGGAACCCCAAGCTCATCGGGTTCAACGTCAAGAGCTTCGACCTACCGTTCCTCGTGAAGCGCTCATGGAAGCATCGGATCACGGTGCCCTATTGGCTGCGTCAGGGGCGCTATTGGAACGACCTTGTCATCGACCTGCGTGAAGTCTGGCAATGCGGAGACAATCGAGCCCACGGCAGTCTGGCAGCGATCAGCAGGCATCTCGGACTGGGCGACAAGGCAGGCAATGGCGCCGACTTCTCGGCGCTGTGGAATACCGACAGAGAAGCCGCCATCGCCTACTGCCGGAGAGACGTGCAGCTCACCCAACAAGTGGCGGATATCCTGATACCGGCTTACTGATATGTGTCGCAAAGCAAACAATTACTTGGAGAACAACATCTCCAAGAAAACGAATGATCTTATATATCAGACCATGTCGCCGGGGCAAATAGCTCAGGCAATGCAGATGGCTACAGACATGGCCTATGCTTTGAAGGATCAGAGAATTGCCGAGGCCAAGCTCAAGTGTGCCCAGCGTAAGGAAAAGAGGGCCAAGCAGGAAGCTGTGGACAAGGCCAAGGATAAACGATAGGGAGAGCCACGTCGACGTGAGCTGTGAGAGGTGAGCGTCGATACCCTCAGAGAAACCATGATCAATCAATTTCACCCCGTCCGTATCGTGAACGTCGCGTTGTTTCTCCGCGATTCCTCACCGCGATGCGTGACGGGGTTTTCCGTTTGATACATGAAGCAAGAGATACAAAGTCAGGACTACACCGAAGTTTACGCATCGAAAGACGGTTACTGTTGCATCACACAATTCGGCAATGGACGTGATCCATCGACCGTGAAGTTTGCAATCAACCAAGTCGAAGAACTATGCAAGATGCTCAGCATTGTGACCATAAAGGCTGTCGCCAACAGGAAGGGCATCCATGAGTGGAAAGGCGAAAAGTGAGCCAAGAATCAAAACGTAGAGCGCCAGCTTTTCAGTTCTACGCTGACGACTTCCTAGCAGGCACCATGACCATGACCAACGAGGAGCGTGGTGCCTACATCAGCCTGCTGTGCTTGCAATGGTCGAAAGGCTTCGTCACCGAGCTCGATATCCAACGTATGTGCCATGGTATGCCAACGCATTGCCAAAGCATATGCCAAAGCAAGTTTGTTCTTGAAGATGACGGCCTCTACCGGAACAAGCGATTGGAGAAAGAACGGACCAAACAGAAGGAGAGAAGCGAAAAACAACGGGATATTGCGAATCTCAGGTGGAATAAGAATGCCAACGCATTGCCAGAGGATATGCCAGATGATACCAAGGAGTATGCCGAATCTGTACCAGAAACATGCTTTCCGTCTCCATCTCCTACTCCTATAATACATACACCGACACCGAAGTCTGAATGGGAAGTTGCCCATGGCATCGAACTGCCGGAAAGCATTCGCACCCAGAACTGCCTCGATGCCGTCAAGCTGTGGCTGCAGTACAAGTCGGAGAAGCGGGAGTCCTACAAGAAGACCGGCCTGACGGCAGCGCTGACCAAGTGGTCCCGTGAGTTCACGCCTGCTGAGTTCCCGTCTATTGTCGAGCATTCAATCGCATCAGGCTGGAAAGGCCTTTACCGACCTCAAAGCTCTTCTGGCGCCATGCCAAATCCGGTTGGAAAAAAGGAGATCAACTGGAAGGACAGCCTGTGAACAACGACCCATTTCACGCCAGCGACGACGAGTACGGCATGATCGGAGCCTGTCTAAACGGAACCATTGATACCTGCTCGGATGCAGTTTCGGAGATTCGGAGCGAATGGATTCAACGGGATGAACTCAGGCTGACATTCGATGTCATCCGCGGCATGGTTCAGGAAGGCAAAAGCCCAACGCTTCCCGAGCTCAATAAGGAATGGAAGAAGGCTTACGGCCAACTGCCTGTTCCTTTCGATGCTTGGAATCAGGCAATGGAGGTGTGCCCGAGCTCGGCCAACCTGACGTACTACACCAAAGCAATCGTAGAAGCTGCCCATAGACGCCAGCTCAGAGACGCTGGAGACCGTCTGATACGCGAGTCCGCTATGTTGACCCTCCAGCCCGATCAAATCGTCTCTAATGCCGAAGCAGGGCTCAGCATTGACGTCTCTAAAGAGACACTCACAACCAGCAAACAGGTTGCAGGATCATTCATTGACCAGATGCAGGACAGGTTCAACCGGAAGGGAACGCTGTCAGGAATCCCTACCGGCTTCTTTCATCTGGATGAAAAGACGGATGGTTTGCAACCAAAGGAGATGGCTATCATGGCGGCACGTCCAAGTATTGGTAAAACGGCCATTGCCATAGCGATAGCTGAGCACGCAGCAATCAAGTCCAAGATACCGACCCTATTCATCAGCTTGGAAATGAGCAAAGAGGCAATCTTCAGGCGTACCGTATCAGCAATAGGAAGCATCCCGATGCAGAACCTTAAGAGCGGCAACCTGAACGAGGGAGACATGAAGTCTATGATGCTGTCTTCAGGTAAAGTGGCTAATAGTCCGCTATGGTTCATTGATGGATCTAGCATTCACAGCATCTCAAACATCATGGCAAACGTGCGTCGAGCAGTACGCAAACATGGTGTGCGTTTAGTTATTGTAGACTACTTGCAGAAGGTGAAATCAGCAGACCGTTCAGAGAAGCGCACTTACGAGGTTGCAGAGGTATCAGGCAAACTAAAGGACATCGCGGTGCAAACAGGTGTTGCAATGCTATGCCTTGCACAGCTCAATAGAGAATCGGAAAAGGAAAAAGGACGGCAACCAAGGCTGACTGATCTTGCGGACAGTGGGCAAATCGAACGAGATGCCGATCTTGTGATGCTTTTGAATCGTGACAGATCGGAGCCTTCAGGAGATGCTGCAATCATCATTGCCAAACAAAGAGACGGAGAATGCGGTATCGTAAATCTACATTACGAAGGCCAGTACTGCCGTTTCACCGACCCATCACCCATCTACTGACAATGAAACCGAAATACGACCTAGATCGGGCCAAGCTCTTGAACGATGCGCCGGCCCTGATTAAGAAAGCCATTAGTGCCGGATGGATGTCCTACCCGGTAGGCCAGAAGTACCTGCCGGACGGTTCATTGGATCCCATGCTGCTCCAGACAGAGCGAATCATCGAACAGAAGTACACCCCGCAGCTCTGCAGGATGGCCTACGACCTCAGAGAGCAGGGAATGACACTGGATGAGGTCACAGAGGCCTGCGGAGTATCCCGCGGATCCATCTGCTACCTGATCAGCAAAGGACATGAGCAGTTTCTCACCGAAAAACGAAACAACAGTTAATATGCTAGAACAGAATACCAACCAGCAAACAAGCATGATTGATCCATTCATTTATGCTCAACAAGCGCCTACATCAAAAGTGATTCCAGAAACCACAAGTGGAACTAGGCCTTCCATACACGTAAGTCTGTATGCCTATGGTGGAATATCAGCTGCCTGCTTGATGTCTTGGGTAGGACTAACGGCAAACTTTGCTACCAGTGATCGCCAGACTGATCTCAGAACCATCAGAGAGGATGCCCTGATCTCACGTAGTCGCTGCAGGGCTACCAAGTGGTTCCTAGACTCCGGCAAGGACGTCTGGATCCAAATCGACCACGATATCGAGTTCGACGCACAGGATATCATCCGGATGGCAGAGCTCGCCCATGAGCATCAGGCAACGGTGTGTATCCCTTACCCATGCCGCACACTTCCACTCAGGCCTGCCCTGCGTATCGACACCGAAAACGTGAAGGCCCTCCGGATGCAAACATCCGACTCCGAGTCAGCGACTGAGCTTGTGCCGATCCGGATGTTCGCAAGCGGATGCCTCGCAATCCCTCGACGTTGCTTTATGAGCGCACTTGATTCGCTCGGAGGGTTAGAGGTGCCGCACCCGTATCGGATCGACTGGTGCAAGGACACGAGGGTCGATCAGTTCCCGACCCTATGGATGCCGTTCGCTATGGACTCAGCTTCAGGTGACTATGAGTACCTTTCGGAAGATTATGCGGCCGCTGTCAGGTTGAGTCTGTTCGATGTGAAGCACTACGCAATGCACCCCAAAAAGCATCTCAATCACTGGGGAGAATATCCCTATGGATTCAAGCCTTATGTCGGCTGAGAAGAAACCAAAGAAACCTAGCCTGCATGATGTTGCTAGAGCTGCTGGTGTATATCCACACCAAGCGCAGTTTGTTATGTCTGGTAAAGGCAAGGTTCCTGATGGTGTTAAAGAGAAAGTGCTAAAGGCTGCTGAAGAGATTGGTTATATTAAGAGCAACCATCCCAACCAACATTTCAACTCTAAACTAACACAAGAGAGAGCTGATGCTGTTGTTGATGGTATTATACAAAACAAGTCTCTTGAGAAGATAGCTGAAGAGACTGGGTTGTCGCAGCACACTGCTTTCAAGCTGATTCGTGGAGTCAAGGTGCCGTCGGATTACCCAGAGACTGAGGACGATTGGCGGAAGGATGTGACCGGATTTCTGGAGGTTGCTATATGGAAAGGCACTAAGAGACTGGCTGAATCCTCTATAATGTTGATAGATGATAGGACACTTCCCATCAGCATAGGCGTGCTGACGGACAAATTGTCGGTCATCAAGGGCCAGCCTACCAGCATCCATCTAGCTATGACAGCCTCTGTGAGTCACAGAGACCTCATGCGTGACATGAAAGAGCGCGATGTGACCCCTGTGAACGACGAGCAGACGCCCGATCTGGTTTAGGTAGTGGCCCGAAATGTCCTACCCCTACCGCGGCAGCACCACTGAAAACCACGCTTTTAGGCCTGTTTTCACCACTCATGCCTACAATAGCAGTTATATTCACTTGGTGACGCAAACCAGCAGCAAAGGCCCGTAAACATTGATCGAAACGCACGTCAGTACCCCTCCGCCGGACCAATGTCCTACCCCGTTACAAGGGCCACCCCGGGGGAGGGGGTCGGGCAATCCGCGGCGACGGTAAAAGTCGACGGGTTCTCTAAAACGAAAAATATTGATAAATGAGCCAACCACTCTGCCTCACCTGCTCCAAGCCCTTCGCCATCATCAAGCCTCGAGAAGGCCCTAAGCAAAAGCGCTTCTGCACCGAGGCGTGCAACGCCGCTTGGTGGAACGAGCAGCCGCAGCACCCTGTCATACCAAAGGTCGACGCCTCGCACCCTCGCGCACTCGAGTTGAAGCTCAAGCGTACCCAGCTTGTCCTACTGGAGAAGGCCGATCCGTACACCTACGGCTTCATTCCGGACCACTGGGAGATTGCTAATACCGAGTTTGCTGCCACACAGGAGCTGCTGATCTCCGGTGGTAACCGCGCAGGTAAAACACTGTGGGCAGCACGGCGCATTGTGCAAACGCTGTTGGAGAAGGAGAACGCTAATGTACTATGTTGTCACACTAGCCATGCCACTAGCGTAACTGTACAGCAGCCTGCCATATACAACTATCTGCCTGTAGCACTACGAGCTACTAAGAAGGGCCGCATTCACTATTTGAACTACAGCAGGAAGAATGGTTTCACGGATGGTTCTTTCATTCTGCCTAATGGATCACGGTGTGATTTCCTGAACTACACGCAGAGTGAGAACACTATTGAGGGCCGTGAGGCTGACTTGATTTGGTGCGATGAGTTGGTTCCGCAGAGCTGGGTTGAGACGTTGCGGTATCGGCTGATTACACGCCGCGGCAAGCTCTTGGTGACTCAGACACCGCTGGAAGGTGTGGCTAGTGTGTACAAGGAGTTCACTGCTGGCTCTGCTATTACCCGGTTCGATGATGCGGATCTGCTGAAGGGCAAGCAGGCGCTTCCTACGTGGCCTATGGGCAAGTCTGCTCGCACTATGGTTCAGGCTCAGACCAACCGGAGAACGGTGTTCTTCTTCTCTGAGGACAATCCCTACAACCCCTTCGATGAAATGAAGTCGAAGCTGGTGGCCTCTCCTATGGGCCAGATCCTCACTCGGGCCTACGGGTGGGCCTCGGACAACATCGGCAAGGCATTCGCTCGGTTCAGGCCGGATATCCACTGTATCGAGCGGGATAATGTGCCTCCCGGTGGTACGCTGTACATGGTGTGCGATCCGGCTGGTGCGCGTAACTGGTTCTGCCTGTGGCTGTTGGCCTACGAGGATGGGAAGCGCATTGTGGTGCGGGAGTTCCCTGACTTCAGCAACTATGGCGAGTGGGTGCTTCCTAGCGAGAAGCCTGACGGCAAGGCTGGTCCTGCGCAGACGTTGGATGCAGGCCGGTCGATATCGGAGTACCGCAACCTATTCAGGACCATTGAGGCGGAGCTTGGTTACGGCGAGCCTGTGATGCGACTGATTGATCCTAAGGCCGGCGGTAGTCCGGCTCTATCGGAGCAGGGCGGGACCACTCTGATCGACCTACTGGCTGAATCGGAGAATCCGTTGGATGAACCCATGGCATTCGTACCTGCGCCGGGTGTACCTGTGGACCAAAGGACGTCGGCTATTAACAGCCTGTTGTCCTACGATGCTACACAGCCGCTGACGCCGTTGAACGAGCCGAGTCTGTACATTACCAAGGACTGCTCCAACCTGACGTATGCCTTGAGTGAGCACACCGGACGCGATGGTCAGAAAGGTGCCAGCAAGGATCCGATTGATTGCTTGGGTATGTTGCTGGTCTCCGGCCTTGCCTACGTTGGCAATGGGGGCTTCAATTCCCGCGGCGGCGGTGGATACTAAATTTTGACCCTATGCAAGGCGATTCATACAAGACGGCTACTGATGTAATGGCGTCGGTTGGCGACTCACCCAATGTGAGTGCGTTGACCGAGGAGTTGCGGCGTGCTGCTACCGATTATGGTATTGGTAGCCGTGTCGAGCGTATTGAGAATACGCGCTATTGCCGGTGGCCGGGTCAAACGAGCGACGGCAAGAAATGGAACGATGCGTCCAATGCGCAGAAGCCGGCGTTCCCTTGGGATGGTGCTAGTGACACTCGCATTCCGCTGGCCGATGAGGTGGTCAATGGATTGGTCGATCTGTGCTCGACCTCATTCTGGCGTTCTATGCTCAGGGTTGTACCGAGCAATGTGACAACGGTCGATCAGGCCGCTACCGCCCACAACCTGATGGACTGGGCTGTGAACTCCAAGATGTACTCGGATTTGACCCGTGAGGTGGAGTTGCTGGCTCAGTATGTGTGGACCTATGGCTGGGCAGGCGTGCACATCTCGTGGCAGCAGGAAATGGGTCAGAAAGAGCAGTACCTGACGATGGATCAGATCGTAGCTCTTGCCGCTCAATCGCCTCAGGGCTCGGTGCTGTCCGACTTGCCGAACCTCATTGCTAATCCGGAAGCCGACGATCAATCCGCGGAACTGTTGATGGCAGCATTTCCTAACCTGAAGAAACGTCGGGCCATCAAGGCGATCAAGGAGTTGCGCGAGGAAGGAGAGTGCGACTTCCCGGTTCCCACGATGGTGAGCAACAAGCCTTACATCGCTGCCTTGGCTCCGTGGGATGAGCTGGCTTTCCCTCCGGAGACCACGGATATCCAGAGCGCCCGTGTCGTTTTCCGCCGTCATTACATGACCTCGATTGAGATCATGCAGAAAGTAGAGACCGACGACTGGGACGAGGAGTGGGCTCAGGAGGCCATCAACACCATGGGCAAGTTCAGCAACTACGCTGACTACACCTACACCATCGGGCTTCCGAAGAATGCCTTCCTCGACCGCGAAAACCTCATTGAGGTTGTCTACGCCTATCAGAAGGCAGTGGATTCCGACGGCATTCCCGGCGTCTACTACACGGTTTTCTGCCCTCAAGTAGGTGGCAAATGGGGTTACTTTGAGCTGCTCGATTATGCGCACGGTCAGTATCCGTTTGTGTGCTGGCGAAGCGAGTTGATCCATCGAAAGATGGTCGAATCCCGCGGTGTGCCTGAGGTTTGTGCGACTTGGCAGCATGAAATCAAAGCCCAGCGCGACTCGGTGTTCGACTACACCTCATTGGCGACATTGCCTCCCATCGAAGTGCCTAAGACTCGGGGCGGTAATCTCAAGATTGGGCCTGCCATTCAGATTCCGGTGCTTCGCCGCGGTGAGATTGGCTTCATGCAGCCTCCTGCGCGTGAACCCGGTGTGGCTTTTACGCTTATCAACGAGGTGATGGCGCAGACCGACAGGTACTTTGGTAGACCGACCGAGAAAGTGCCTCCTGCAGTCACCCAGATGCGCCAGCAACGCACCATCAACAACTGGCTGCATGGTTGGACCGAGGCGTTCCGACAGGTTTTCTCGCTGACACTGCAGTACACCGGGCCGCTGGAGGTTCAGCGCATCACTGGATCTCAGATTCAGATTGGCGAGGATGTGCAGGACTTCGATGTCACGTTGAAGTTCGACGTTCGCGAGATGTCTACCGACCTTGTGAGCGAGAAACTGAAGGCAATCTCGACCTTGATCCTGCCTCTTGATACTGCCGGCGTCATTGATCGTGCAAAACTGATCTCTGTGGCGCTGCGTGCTATTGATCCTATGCTCGCAACCGAGCTTGTGATGCAGACCGGCCCTGCATCGCAGAAGATGTTCAAGGAAACCAACGATGAGGTGGCCTTGATGAGCCTTGGTAATCCTCCGGCACTGCGCGAGAACGACCCCACGGCTGCTATGCGCCTGCAATTCACGCAGCAGGTGTTGCAATCCAACCCGAAATATCAGGCGCAACTGCAGCAGGACCCGCTTTTCCAAGCGAATCTGCAAAAATACCTTGAGAACCTGCAGTTCAGCGTGCAGCAACAGCAGAATGCGGTCACCGGACGTCTTGGAGTTCAATAAATGAGAATCTCACAGGAGAAAATACAAGAGGCATTCGTTTCGGTTATGGATGGAGATCCATTCTACCGAGCAATGAATCAGGTCATCACAGACCAAATAGAATCCGAGGTTCTAAACAGCATACAGCCTGATCTATCAGACTCAGGCCGTGCTTATAACTGCGGAAGGGCTGCAGCGCTGAAGGATCTGTACGAATATTTCAACAATTTGAGGTCGGTTAATGGGTTGACGAATCAATCCGACTAGTGCCTCTTCACAAACAAGGTTTCTTGGTTGACCTTAACAACCATGGCGCACAATACCCGGCTTGCAGGGTCTAAATAGCATGGATAAATCACAGAATACACAGGAAGCGACACCTGTTCAAAACACGGTACAGGCTCCGAAAATCAATCCGCTGACCTTCGATGAGGCGGCATTGGCTAGGGTACTTGAACACAGGTTCAGTGAGCCGGAAGATAAACCGACAAAGCAGATCATCGAGGAAGAGCCGGAGTCCGAGGCCGCGAGTGCGGAATCTCAGACCGAGGAAGCGGATCCTGCCGCTGAACAAGAGGAAAATCAGGCCGAGTCGCCTGAGGATGATCTTTCCGATCAGAAGACCGAAGACCAAGCCGACGAGGAACCGTCAGGTTACAGAAAACGTATCGACAAGCTGACTCGCCAGAAGCGTGAAGCACAAGAAAAAGCCGATGCGTTGGAACGTGAACTGAACGAGACCAAGTCCAAGCTGGAGAAGAGCAGTTCCGATAGGCCGGTGCCGGTGACAAATCAAACCGACCCGTTTGCGGATGTCTGGGACGCGAAGAAACTCGATGACGAGTGGAGCAAGGCCCGTGATCTCAAGCGGTGGTGCGAGGACAACATCGACGGCTGCGAAATAGGTGACAAGGAATACAGTTCGTCCGAGATAAAGGCGATCAAGCGGCGCGTTGAAGACGCACTTGATATCCACATCCCGGCACGATCTAGGTTCCTGAATAACTACAAGCAGATCCAGCCTATCGCAGAGCAGATCTATCCTTTTTGGAAGGACCGTAGCAGCACCCAGTACACCGAGGCGCAGCAGGTATTGCGACAGTTGCCGCAGCTTGCAGCGTTACCGGAACATCAGGTGCTTGTTGGCGACTTCCTAGAGGGCCGTAGGCTGCGTCTGGAGCGCGAAGCGACCAAGGGGAAGCCCTCGGCCAAATTGCCTCAGAAAACCGCTCCTAAACAGCCGGGAAAGCCTACTGCGTCACCTGTTAAAAAGGACACCGCACAGGCGGAAATTGCATCAGCAAAGTCTCGGTTTGCGAAGTCGGGAGGAGAATCTGAATTGGCTCGTTTATTAGAACGTATTCTTTGACCTATGCCACTACTTCAACCTAACCAAGTCGGTATTCGCGAGGAGCTCGCGGACTACATTGCCATCGTCGACCAGAAGTCTACCCCATTTGTGAGCCAAGCTCCGAAGGGAAAAGACCTCGGAAATGTGACTTTTTCTTGGCAAGTTGATAATTATGCTACCCCTACCCCGGGTGGTGTTGTTGACGGTACTGACGTGACCTACACTGCTGGTAACCCCGGCAGCCCGGTTAACCCTGTTCCCAATCGTACCCGCCTGACTAACTATGCTCAGGTGTTCCGTAACGATCTGCGTATTGGTTTCATTGCCAACACCCAGAACGTCGCTGGCGTCGGCAACGGTGGTGAAATCGCCAACGGCATTTCCAAGCGTTTGATTGAGCTCAAGCGCAAAATGGAGTCGACCTTCCTTTGCTCTAATCAAGCTATTCAGGCTGACAACGGAACGAATCCTTACCTCACTGCCTCGCTTGGTCAGTGGTTGAAAACCACCAACTCTGCTGGTCTTGGCGCTCCAACTTCTTCGTTTGCTCCGGCGAGTGGTGCTCGTAGCACGACCACTACTAGTGCGTTTACTGAAGCAACCGCGCAGAACGTCATGACCGCTATTTATGGCGCGACTGGTACGTTCCGCGATTACGACGTGTTCCTTGGTGCCAATCTGAAGCGTGCGTTCACTAACCTGACCGCTGCTGGAACTTCAACTATTGGAACCGTTCAGGTTGCAAATACTAACACGATTGCAGCCGTTGCTGTCCGCACCTTCAATCAGGAGCTTGGAAGCGACACTTTCAAGGCTTCTGTGGACATCTTTGAGGGTGACTTTGGCCGTTTGATCCTGCACCCCGATGTTTGGGTTAATTCGTTGGGCGTTTCGTCTGACTTCAACTACGGAACTTCCGATGGCGGTGCTGTTAAAGGATATGTTGTTCCGATGGAGATGGTTGAGATCCGTTATGCTAAGATGCCTGAGGTTACTCCGTTGCCGAACAACGGTGGTGGCGAAGGCCGATTGATTCAGGCAATTGCTGGTCTCGTGGTGAAGAACCCGAACGGCTTTGGTATGTTTGACGGCGCGAGCTAGTCTTTGATAGTACATCGGGGAGGTTGCTGGAAATTCCCAGTGGCCTCCCCTTTTTTGAATCTATGTCCAATCCAAACGGAATCTCAACGCTCATCGCAAACGCTGTAGATGATCTTCCCGGCAATCTCCGGCAGCAGGTCATTGAAGAACTCAAAACAGGCCACAAAAAGGAATGGGTGAATGCTGGCATTCAGCAGAAGAAGATCGCCAAGCAGACATCCATCAATGAGTTCAAATCGGTCGATGGTATCGGTCGATTGCGGATGCGTGTTGACCCCACTCTCTACCACTATTGGGGGCACAAGGTTGGATATGGATGCTGGAAGGACGCGCAGTTCCTGCGTGAGATCGAGCGTGACAATCCCGAGGTCCGCGTGAAATCGGGAGGTACTCGCTTGCAAGTTGGTTTCAGCGGTAGCAAAAGAAGCAGTCAGAAGTTCGCATTATGAATGTTGGATCCAATCGTCAGCTAGCCGGCGAATACGGCGGCACCTACATCTCCAGCGCATCCGGAACTGTGACCGGAAACTGGCAGACCATTCATGCTCTTGAGATCACGATCCTCGGAGCAACCGCTTCCAACATCACCAACTTCCCTGCCGGCGTGACGCTGCAGGCCGGTGATGAGCTTCCCGGTGTGTGGACCTCTATCACCGTGTCGAACGGCTCCATTGTGGCCTATAACCGCAAGTACGCCTAAGCAATGCCTCGCCTCGGACTAGGACTGGGACTGGATATTGTCCGCCGTATCAAAGGCGGCGGCATTCCGCCTGATCCTCCGATTGAACGGCGCGACATCCTTTGCGAAAACGGCGACTACTTGGTGCAGGAAGACGGCGGACACTTGGTCATCACTTTCGGAACATTCGATTCACTACTCACTGAAGCCGGTGATTTCCTAGTACAGGAAAACGGCGGCAAAATCGTTCTAGCAATCTACTAACATGGCAGACCTCAAGATATCCCAACTGACAGCGATCACGACGCTGACCCCGGCTACCGATGTGTTGCCCGTGGTCGACGTCACCGGCACCACCAAGAAAATCACCACCAACCAGATCCTCGGCTCCGGCGGCACCGCCACCCTCGCCAGCGCCACCATCACCGGCGATCTGACGGTGGATACGTCGACCCTGAAGGTGGATTCGGCGAACAATCGGGTGGGTATTGTTAATGCAAGCCCGACTCGTGCGCTTGATGTGGTTGGATCTGCAATCGTTTCGTCTGAAATTAGGTG